CTTTCTCCATTAGGTCTGGTAAATATTGTTGAGCCCAACCCATGTCTTGGTTGAAGTCAATATAGTTTGTTGCTAGTGTTTGCTTTTGTGAAGCAGCTACACTATTCAACGCACTTCCTGCAGTAATTGCCATAATTTTAAGTTTTAATTGTTATTTTTTATTTTTAATTTTAAATTTAAAATCAGAAGAATTATCACCTAATACTCTTACTTTTATACCACCCGCTTCAATTTCACCGTGACTTTGTCTTGGATTCATATTAACATTTTTAGATTTAGCAACACTATCTTTCATAGCATCAGCTTTACCTTGTTCGTAAAAGTGATTAGCAATAGCATCTGCGTTCATAGCTGTATATAGAGATTTATGATAACCTTTAGCGTCTTCCATTGTATTATTTTCGTTCAAAAACTTTTTGACAAAATTATTAATGTCGCTTTGAGTATTTTTAACCTCTTCAGTATTTTTAACATTAAATCTATATTTCTTATCACCAACATTGTATTCAAAACCTTTGAACTTGTTGTTGAAAACTTGATCAGTCTTCTTTAAAAAATTAGATTTTTGTTTTTCTGCTATTTTATTATTTTCTTCCGACTCTTTGTTGTATCTATTAAAGAAATCAATTGCTTTCTGTTGCTCACTAGTGAGTTTCGATCCAGCTTTAATATCTTCATAGTATTTGGACTTTTGCCCGTCCAAGTGGCTTTTAGCGCTGGCAACTTGCTCTTTTAACGCTAATTTTTTTCTTTTTATATCTCTATCGCTGTCTTCTTCTTCATCGTAAGAGAATTGATCTTCCAAAAGGAAGTTTATTTCTTCATGTGTTAAATGTGGTTTTGTTTGTCTATAGTATTCTACTAATAAAGAACCTTCATCTAACTTACTATAATCTTGATTTAATCTAACATAATCTTCTAAACTACCACCAGTTTCATCCATAAAGTCTACTAACTTTTGAATATTTTCAGGAAGAGGTTTTCCAGTAGCTTCAGCTTCAGCAATTGCTTCTTCAACTTGCTCTTCTACTTCAGCAACTTCTTCTTCTGTAGAATCTTCAGTGACTTCTTCTAATACTGGAGTTTCTTGTGTTTCTTCTTCCGGTTGTACTTCTTCTTGTTCTTGTGAGGTGTCGGCATCGTTAGACTCTGCAACCACTCCCTCGTCGTTAGTGTTATCTTCTTTAACTTCATTTTCTTCTGGTTTTGTAGGTGGTTTACTTAAATCAATTTTTATAACGCTGTCATCTCCTGCGCTATCAAATTTTGTTTCATCAATTTGAGGAGTTTCCTCAGTTTGATTAGTCGTTTCTTGTGTAGTTTCTTCAACTACTTTTTCATCTTTTTCTTCCATAATATAATATAA